ATTTTAAGTCCTAAAAATTCATTAGAAATCAATGGTTTAAAAGGCTTGTTGGAGTGTTATTTTAAATATCTAAACGCAAGTATGAAATTCAATCCAAAGGATATAAAGATTCAAATTCCTTACTATCTTATGTGTGAAGATAAAATACAAAGCGAAGAAGAGATTTTAAGCCAGATTCGCAAGTTGGATAATCCAATAGATAAAGTTATCTTGGCATGTCCTTATTATGGGATAGGTGGAACAGGCATGAGCGAGCTTTTAGGAATAATGAGCTATGATATGGACTATGAAAATAATCAGGTTGCTGTGTATAAACAAAAAATTGATCCAAACAAAAGAGTGGTTATTGATTTACCAAAGGAAACAATTTTATGGATGAAAGAGGCTATAGAATGTGTTGAATGTAATGGAGAAATGTTTATACAAGATGATCATCTTATTAAGAAAAGAGTTACAAGCAAAGGAGATGATCGAAAGAAATGGGTTGATCAAAGAATGAAGCGAATCAATGAAGAGTTAGGCACTCAGTATTCATTTGCATTATTGAGAAGAACAGGATTGATCAATTCTTTTAGAGCTGCGGCAGAACAATATCATATCAACTTGGATGCGATACTTAATTCAGAAATTGGTGTGAAGATTATGACACAATACTCGTATCAGACTCGAAGGAAGGCAGTGTTGTTAAATAAATACAAAGAATATGTTGATTAACTTGGAAGTGGTAAATATTACCACTTCCTTTTTTTATGCAAATGCTTCACAATATGAATGGAACATGGTAATATATAAAAAGAACATACGTTCGATAGGAGGTGCTACGATATGAAAGAAGCAAAAATAAACATCAGAGTGGTAACAGAAGAGGGGGACTACATTGTCGCTGGAAATGTTAGCACAGATTTTAAATTAGCTGCACAAATAAAACGATTATATAATGAAGTTTTATCTGAAAGCGAATTGGTCAAAGTTAAATATAAAAGTGAGGATGATAGTGTTCTAGTTGAACAGGATTATTATTATCCAACTATTAATATAGAAGAGAATATTGTAAGTATATTTGATTCAAGAGGCGGAAAAGATATGTCAATCCAATTGCCCGCAATAACAGATATGATTTTTAAAGAAGGAAATGGGCGTTTTGATTATACTATAACATTAAAATTACATAGTGGTAAGATTATTTTTAGTGGAATTTTAGAATAGTCGAGCAGACTTCCCACATTAATTGAAGCTGAATATCGTAGGCACAGCCTAGTGTTTTATGGGGGTAGTAAAATACTCATATATGCATAGAAGGATAAGGCAACAACAAGCAGTCATGAATTGTTCATGGCTGCTTTTGTTATATAAAAATTTATTTTAAAGAAAGGAGACAAAAGAAATGAAAAGGAACAAAGCAAGAGGTTCAGTCCCAATTGGAGACTAAGCAGAAGGAAATTCTTAATGGTAACCAATCGGGGATTGGAACAATGATGGATAGCACAAGAGTAATTAAACCAAGTGTAAATTATCGATACAAAAAGAAATGGCAGTGCAAAAAATGTGGTCATATCTTTAGAGCTGGAGAAGCTCATAAAAAGTATCGTAATTATGCAGGTATTCAATTATTTGATATGTGCTGCCCAGAGTGCGAATCAAAAGATTTGTACTCAATGATTCATAACTAAAAACTATTTAAGAAACAAGGAGAAAAAATTAATGGAACAAACAACAATCTTTTTAAGTCAGGCAACAGCAAAGGCTTACACAGAAGGAATTCTATCTGAAATCAAACTTGAAATTGTGAAAGATGAGAAAGATGGAGGAAATAAGGTAGAAGGATACATCACAATTAAAACAGATGATATCAATTATACTACTTACAATATTACTGCAAAAGCTACAACAAAAGCAGGTAAGCCAAGTAAATCTTATGAAAATCTGGTTGCATTTATGGAAAGAGCTCACTCTATTGCTGAAGTTGGAGAAGAGGAAGCTACAAAAGTAAGAGTTAATGGACAGGTAAATCCATGGACATCTTTTAACCAGATGGGTGCAAAAACTCATAAAGTAGGATACAAAACGGGATTTGTTTCAATTATCTCAGAACTAAAAGATCCACGTAGCACATTTGAAGTTGAGTGTTTCGTTCAGAGTGTTGATGATGAGTTTGATAAAGAAACTCAGGTTCCAACAGGAAGAGCAATTTTACATACGTTATTACCTATTTACAACAATGGAATTGAGCCATTAGATATTGTGGTACCTCAGGAATATGCAATGGCTTGTAAGCAGCTGTTTACTCAGCCAGGATGTCAGAGTGCCCATATTGTTGGGAATATTGGTAATACAAAAGAAGAAAAGAAAACTACAGTTGAATATCAGATTGGAGGAGCTGTAACAAAAACTCAGACAAAGAATGTTAATGAGCTTATCTTAACACATGCGGGAACAATGGAACAGCAGTATGAGTTGGAAACAATCCAGAGAGCAATTGCTGAATATGATCTTGTCCTTGAATCCAAAAAGAAACGTGCAATGGAAAGCAATAAAGTAGGTGGCAATAAGACTATTGGTGGAACAACAATTGGTGCTAGTGCAGCCGCTGGGCATAGAAACTTTGGATTTTAGTCAATAGGAGGATAAGTGAATGCAGATTTTAGATATTTTTAATCCACAGGTAAGTCAGGTAGCTCATGGTTTAGAAGGAAAAATTATTATGCTTTATGGTGGTAATTCAACTGGTAAAACATATCAGTCAGTTAGGATGGACAAACCATTTGTATTGGCGTGTGAATCTGGATTGAATGCTCAGAATGGAGTGCCTTATGCAAACATCCATACATGGGCAGATTTCTTGAATGTTATTAACCAGCTGACAAACCCAACAACAATTGATAAAGCAAAAGAATTATACTCAACCATTATTATAGATGAAGTTTATGCATCAGCTCAGTTCTGCCAGACTTACATCTGTAATAAACACAACTCTCCAAGCATTGGAGAAGGAAATGGTGGGTATGGGCTTTGGCAGTACTATGAAACTGAGTACTGGAAAGCAGTAAACTCAATTGTATCTTCTGGTTACACAGTAGTATTCATTGCTCATGCATCTGAAAATAAAGATGGAAAGATTATTCCTAAAGGAGACAAGAGATCTATCACACCAATCATGGATAACTGTGATATTATCGCTTTCTTAAACTCCAATGGAGTAGATGAACATGGTAAAGTTGTTCATTCTTCTGCCTACTTCGCAGAGACAGATGCTTACTTTGCAAGAAGCAGATTTGATTACATTGTACCTTACATTGAAGATTTTACAGCTGAAAATCTAAGCAAAGCTATTCAGGATGCAATTGAAGCTCAGGAAGAAGCTGAAGGATTTGAGAGTGTATCATATGAAGTTCAGACACAGAATAAAACAATTGATAAGATTCCTTTTGATAAATTAAAAGAAGATGTAGTTGCTTTAGGAATGAATTTCTGTGAGGCAGGTCATCAAGAACGTCTACAGGAATTAATTGCTGATTGCCTAGGTGAAGGAAATTCAGTACAGGAAGCGACAGAGAGACAGTATGAATCATTAGAAATCTTACTGGCTAAATTAGAAGAACAGAAACAGAAGTTAGGTGTAGCTTAGGCTACGCTTTTTTAGTTTGGAGGCAAATAGCTTGAGTAAAAGGAAATGTGTTATTTGCTCAAACTGGATAGAAAAAGGAGATGAGACGGTTCCTTATAAGAATCGTCTCGCTCATGTCCAGTGCTTTAATTCGATGATGAAAATGGCTGTAAAAAGCAATTCTGAGAAGAAAGCAGCTAAGAGTAAAAAGACTAAGAAAATTAATCCTAAGTCTACGGTCTTGGGAGATTGTTTGACAGAAGAAGAAAGCAAGCAAAAAAGATCCTTGATCAGTTATATTGAAGAGCTGTTTGGTGAAAAAGCAAACGCTAAGACATATACACAGATCAAAAATCTTATGAGAGATTATCCCTATTTTACTTATGTTGGATTGGAACAATCGATAAAGTTTTTCTATGAGATTAAAGAGAATCCGATCACTAATCAAGGTTTGGGAATAGTTCCCTATGTCTATGATCAGGCTCAGGAATACTTTAAGAATCTCGGCGAAGTACAGTCCCACAATGCTTCCATATCAAATGTAAATGAGTTATACACTCATAAAAAAGTGAGAATAGCACCACCTAAGATAGTGGAAGAAGAAAGTATAGAAAGAACTGGAGGTGGTTACGATTGGTAGGATTAATTAATAAGCGAGCCATTGTACAGGTGTTAGGCTGCTTATTAAATAAACCAGACCTGTTAGATACCTATTATATAGAAGAAATAGATGTTGACGAAGACTTTTATGTGTATATTTTGAATACGATTAAAGTTTTACATAAGCAAAATGTACCAGTGATTGATGCATTTGCAATTGATTCTTATCTATCGTCTTATGATGCTCAGTATAAGATCTTTTCGATGAATAATGGTGTGGATTACATAGAGAACGCTAAGAAAATAGCTGTTCTTGAGAACTTTGAGTACAACTACAAGACTCTTAAGAAGTTCACATTATTGAGATATTACGACTATAAGGGAACTGATATTAAATTCATTTATGATCCAACAAAGTTGAATCCTGAGGATCAGGAGAGAGAGACAAGGAAATTAGATGAATATACAGTAGATGAGATTATCGAGCTTGTTGAGCTGGAAATGGTTACAAAGCCTAAGTTACATTTTAATACAGTTCAATCAGAACAGGGACAGTTAGCTGGATCTGGACTGAAAGAATTGAAAGAAAAATGGAAACAAGAGCCAGAGTTCGGTATTTCATTACAAAGTCCAACAATGAACACAATTGCTAGAGGAGCTCGATTAAAAAAGTTTTATTTGAGATCGGGTGGAACAGCTTCAGGTAAAACAAGAATGGCTGTTGGAGATGTTTGTACGTATTCTGTACCATGGTTTTATGATACTTTCGAGTGCGAATGGAAATTTACAGGTTTCTCAGAGCCAGCTTTGTTTATCTCAACAGAATTAGAGGCAGATGAGATCCAGAGTATGATCATAGCTTTTGTAAGTGGTGTAAACGAATCTAAAATCTTGGATGGTAAATATTCAGGAGATGAAGAAGAACGTGTAGATAAAGCTATTCAGTTTATTGAGAGCGCCCCTTTATATATTGAACACATTGATGATTTTGATATTAATGATATTGAGAATCTAATCAAGAGATATAAAAAAGAAAAAGGTGTGCTGTATGTGAGCTTTGACTACATTCATACATCAGTAAAGTTGATTATGCAAATTGCCAGTATGTCAAAGGGAATGAAATTACAAGAACATCAGATTTTATATATGTTTGCTATAAAGCTAAAAGAACTCTGCAATAAGTTAGGAGTACATATTGATTCAAGTACACAGCTTAATGGAGAGTATAAAAATGCAAGAGATAAAGACGAGACTCTCTTGCGAGGTACGGAAGTGCCTGTAACTCCTTATCCGTTTATCAGCGGGGTATTTTAATAATGCTAACGGGGAAGTCTTACCATGTAAAGATGAAGATAATCCCGTGTCATGGCATCTGAGCGTCTAAATGGACGTTCAGGTAGCAGCGATGTATCGACTAACCCAGCAATGGGAGTAGGAGAGCTATTGATACGCTTTCCCAAACAGGGTTCTTACGGAAACGTAAGTAAGAGATAGTCAGCGCTCATAGAAATATGGGATTAACGTGGCAAAAAGTATAGCAGATAAGATAGATATAGGTATTATATCAATGCCTCCGACAAGAGAGGAACTCAAAGCAGTAGAACCGATCTTAGAAGACAGAGGCGTAACGATGAATCCAAACTTAATTTACCATATATATAAGGTAAGAAGAGGAAAGATTTCACGAGTTCGATTGTGGCTTCATGCAGATCTAGGTACATGTAGATCATATGATCTGTTTGTAACAAACAATGACAATGAGCTTATACCAGTCGAACAAATAACAATTGAAAATGTAGAACAGATTCTTGAAGATAACTCAGTAGAGCATGACGACATTCCATTAAATGAAGAAGAACACGATGAAGCTATTAAGCAGTTTTTCTTTTAGGAGGTGTTTAACATGCAGAGCTTAGATAAGGATTTGATCAAGGAGAGCTTAACTCTTGATGATATTAGAGCAATCCTAAGGGATTTAGGATCGGAAGAACCAATCTTAGATGATAAAGGAAATTTAATTGCTCAGACAATATGTCATCATGGAAGTAAATTTAAGCTGTATTATTATCCAGATTCTCGAATGTTTCATTGTTACACAGATTGTGGTGACTCATTTGACATTTATGAACTGGTAATTAGAAGCAAAAGAAGTGTAGGTATTACAATATCTTTTCCTCAAGCAGTGAGATACGTAGCAAATATATCTAATTTATTATTGTTTGAGAATGATGAGTTGGAACAATTCAAGGAACAGAAAATAGATGATTGGGGTTGGTTATCTAAGTTTACTCAGAAAGAAAAGAAATTTAGAAATCCAGGAGCAATCAGTGAGAATATACTTGAAATGTTTTGTTACAGACCTCATGAATTATGGATTAAAGACAATATTAGTCCAGAATCCATGAAGAAATTTGAAATTAGCTATTGGGGCAAAGAGAATAAAATAATCATTCCTCATAGAGATATTTGTGGAAATCTAATAGGTATCAGAGGAAGAAACTTAAATGAAGAAGAATTAGCAGCTGGACGAAAATATATGCCAATTACAGTGGAAGGAAAGACTTTGAAGCATAATTTGGGAGATACATTATATGGGTTGTATCAAAACAAAGACGCAATTGTCCGATCTGGAAGATTGTTTTTGGTTGAAAGTGAAAAGTCTGTGTTGCAAATTGAAACAATGTATCCAGATTATAATTATGCATTGGCGGTATGTGGATCAAATCTGACAGATCATCAATGTAAGATTATAAAAAGCTTAGGTGTTGATCGATGTTATATTGCTTTTGATAAGGAATATATCGATCACAAAAGCAAAAGAGCATTGCTGTACTATGAAAAATTGTGCAAGCTTGCTGAGAAACTAAATCCATATATGTCAGTTTACCTGATTATGGATCGACAGAATTTACTTCAAGAAAAAGATAGTCCTTCTGATAGAGGGAAAGAAATCTTTGAAAAGCTCTTAGACGATAAGATTGAAGTAAAACCAAAAGAGAGAAAGGAGTAACCATGAGAAGATTAGCATTTCTTGATTATGGTACAAAAGTAGTAGATACAGTTACTGGTTATTGCGGTATTGTGACTGCTGCTGCACATTATTATGACAAGTGCCCGAATCGGTATTACATTGAAGGTATCGACAGTACAGGGAGACCTTGTGGAGATTGGTTTGATGCAGAAAGATTAGAAGTAGAAGAGGAAGTAAACAATGATAGTCCAAAATGATTTAATTGAATTGATCAAAGACTCTGTAGTGAATATGACCAAAGATGAGGCAAAAGAGTCTGGGCTACCACAGTTTAGTTATTCCAAACTTGATGTATTACACCAGTGTAACAGAAGGTATAAACTGAAATACGTAGACAAAAACTATTCAAAAAGTTCAACAATTCCTTTGGAATTTGGTAGTTTATTACATAGAGTTTTAGAAGAAAAAGGAAATATGATTCTCTCTGGGGAAGAAGTTGATTATAGAAAGCTTAGAGAGATGCTTAATGATGGGGTTCCAAATGAAGAACTCCTTGGAGTTAAGGATCTTGCAGGTAAATATTTAATGGACTTCTACGAGGGAGACAATGCAACTGGAAGGAACTATCCTGAAAAGGCATACTTGTTTGAGACACAGGTATTGCCAAGTAGAATGGAATCAGAAGAATGGCATCCGATTTGTACGGAACAGCCATTCTTTTTTAGTTTTGATGGGAAAATCGTTTTACATGGATTCATTGATAGAGTGGATCAGGATGCAGACGGGAATCTAAAAGTTATTGATTATAAGACATCCAAGAAGGTGTTTTCAGAAGACAAATTGAAGACTCCATTACAGATGTTTATATATGATCTGGCCTGTTATGCATTGTTTGGTAAGATTCCAGTTGCTCACGAGTATGACTTTATTTGTATTGATCAACAAGTAACAGAAGAAGATGGTGTGTGTACAAAAGGCTATTTCAAGAGAGGACTTAAGAAATTGAGAAACCTTCTTGAACATGAGGAACAGATCACAAAAGATAATGATTTTGCTCCAAATGCAACTCCATTATGTTACTGGTGTGATTTTGCAGGTCATACACCGAACGCTGATCCGACATTGAAAGGTATGTGCCCTTATTATTCTTTATGGACGCCTACTCAGAAGACGTTTAAGGTTAATGCTCGGTATGAAGAGAAGCAAGATATTAGTTCAAATAGAAAGTTTATTTTCTAGGAGATAACATGGCAGATTTAGAATTTTATTCATTACACAATCATACTGAGTATTCAAATATCAGGTTAATTGATTGTATCAATAAGATTCCTATGTTAATCAAAAGAGCGGTTAAATTGGGCATGAAAGGAATTGCAATCACTGATCATGAAACATTAAGTGGTCATATTCAGGCAATGATTTATGTTCGTGATGAGAAAAAGAAAGGTAACATTCCCAAGGATTTTAAATTGATTCTTGGGAATGAAATCTATCTAGTCAATGGAACCGCAGATTACATAAAGGAAAATTTTAAAGCTGGAAATGGAAAGTTGTTTTATCATTACATTCTTTTAGCAAAGGATGAAATTGGTCATAGACAGCTTAGAGAATTGAGTTCAAATGCATGGGACAGGTCTTTTCAAACAGGAAAAATGACAAGAGTTCCAACTGAGAAATCAGACCTTGAGAAGATCATAAGAGAGGAACCGGGTCATTTGATTGCATCGACAGCTTGCTTAGGCGGAGAGCTTCCTACTTTGATTATGCAGATGGAAGAAGCTCAAAACGAATTGGAATTATATGAAGCCAAATGTAAAATTGATGATTTCGTTCGATGGAACATTGATTTGTTTGGTGAAGATTTCTTCTTTGAAATGCAACCAGGAGCATCTGAAGAACAGGAAAAGGTTAACAAGTGGTTACTTAAATTATCAGAAGTTTATGGTGTTAAGTGTATCATAACAACCGATTCACATTATTTATCTAAGAATTCTCAGATGATTCATAAAGCGTATTTGCAAAGTAAAGAGGAAGAAAGAGAAGTAGATGATTTCTATCAGACTACATATTTAATGGAAATTCCAGAAATGTACGATTACATGAAGTACTTTGACAAAGAAACTGTAACAGAAGCTATCAACAATACAGCGATCATTGGGAACAAGATTAAAGAGTATTCATTAAGTTGTTCTACGATCGTCCCTGAAGCAGAAGTACCAAAATTTGAAATAGAAAATTATTTTGAAAAATATTATCAGAGATTTACAACACTGCAGGAATACGCAAATAGCAGCAACATCTATGACAGATATCTGTTGTACTTAATTGAAAAGGGATATCAGAAGAAAGAAATTCATGCAAAAGTTCGCAGGAATGACTTTACCGAAGAGCAAAAAGTAGAACGAATAGCTATTGAATTACAAGAGATGGCATTAGTTACAGAGAAGATTAAGTCAAGTATTTCTTCCTATTATATATCAACCTTAGAACTAATCAATATCATGTGGGAAGAGGGAGATAGTTTAGTAGGAGTAGCCAGAGGATCAGTTACTGGTATGTATACAATGTATTTAATTGATTTAATACAGATGAATCCTTTAGATTGGGGATTGCCTCATTGGAGACATATTTCCCATGAGAAAGCAGAGTTATCGGATTTGAAAAAGTCCGCTTATATAGTGATATATATGACAAAATGTGGTGAACTTACAAATGTAAGGTGTGCGAAAGTGCTAACGGTATCAGTTAAATAAGGCAAGGCTCGAATACGCTGACTAAGAGAACCTACGGTCTTGAAAGAGATAGCAGGCAATACCGTGCTAAGTAAAGAAGTGTAACGACTAAATTGGACAAACTTATAAAACTGTCCTAAGAGGAATAAGGTGAAAGTCCTTATCTGTAGTGCCACACACGAGAAATCCTTGTATAAGCAAGCCAATGGATTAACATTGGGTGATGAGATAGTCTAGTCCGTACAGAAATATCACGAAAGTGACGGTAGATCGGTTGATATTGACTCACAAAAGAATCGTAGAGAACAAATTATCTCTGCTGTAAAAGATCGAAAAGGAGAAAGAAGAGTATTAAATTGTTGTACATTCAAAACAGAAGGTAGCAAATCGGCTATTTTAACTTCATGTAGAGCTTTAGGAATTGATCCAGATACTTCTAGTTATTTGGCTGGAATGGTGCCAGTAACAAGAGGTGCTACATGGAGTTTACATGATTGTATATACGGAAACGAAGAAAAAGAACGAGAAGCAGTGCCAGGGTTTGAGAATGAAATGAGAAGTCATGATCAATTACTTGACATTGCAATGGGAATTGAAGGACTAATTTGTGGAAGATCTATTCATGCTTCTGCAGTATATGTCTTTAATGAAGATTTTATTGCTCACAATGCTCGAATGAAAGCCCCAAATGGAGTGTTAACCACTCAGTTTAATATGGCTGATTCAGATGAGTGTGGTGGGTTAAAGATGGATTTCTTAACGATTGAAGCGCTTGACAAGATCCGCCTGACAATGGAACAGCTCATTGATGCAGGGTATATGGAATGGCAAGGATCTTTAAGAGAAACGTATGATAAATATCTTCATCCAGATGTTCTTGATTATGAAACTAGAGAAATGTGGGATTGGGTAGCAGAAAACAAAGTTGTGGATCTGTTCCAGTTTAATACACAGACTGGGTTACAGGCCGCAAGGCGTATCCAACCTCATAGTTTAGAAGAATTGGCTGCAGCAAACTCTATTATGAGACTTATGGTAACAGAAGAGGGAGCTGAACAGCCGATTGATACTTATATTAGATTTAAAAATGATATTGGCCAATGGTATGACTTGATGAGAACGAAGTATCATTTGACTGATCATGAAATTGAAATTTTAGAGAAATACCTCAAATCCAATTATGGTGTAGGTGATACTCAGGAAATTGTAATGGAAATCAGTATGGATAAAGAGATTGCTGATTTTAGTGTTGCTGATAGCAATAAGCTGAGGAAAAGTATTGCTAAATTTTTGGCGTCTTGTATGGAAACATGCAAGATTATGAATGGGCAAAATCGGTGGAGACTTAAAAGTTAATACCGAGGTAACTATATATTTAACATTATATAGCACCGTAGAGCGTAGAGAGTGAAACTATATTAATAGAATATAATCTCTCCAAGAGTGTCCATTACGATAAGGTATAGTCTTATCCACATTTGTGCCTAACGTGTGACGAGGGTAAAAATGTACGCCAAGCTGAGTTGGAAATGACCAACTGATGAAAATGAGGGTAACCTCCAGAGTAGCAGATAAAAAACTGCTAGTTAATAACAATCTGAAAAAGAAACCAGCTTTACAGCAAGCAATGAAAGAGCAATTTTTTGAGAGAGGAAAAGAAAACCATGCTTCAGATAATCTGTTGAACTACGTTTGGAAAGAAGTTGTAGGGAAACAGCTTGGGTATTCCTTTTCTAAGAATCATACCTATCCATACAGTGCTATAGGATTGCAGGAGTTAAATCTTGCATATCATTATCCGATTATCTATTGGAACACAGCTTGTTTAACTGTAAATGCAGGAGCTGATGAAGAATCTAAAGGATCTAAGCAGTCCACAGATTACGGAAAAGTAGCAACGTCTATAGCACAAATGCAGAAGAGAGGTATTAAAATTCAAGCTCCACTGATTAACAAAGCGGAATTAGGATTTAAAGCCGATGAAGAGAACAATGCAATCTTATTTGCATTAAAGAGTATTTCAGGAATCGGTGATGATGTAGTAGAAATTATAAGACAAGCAAGGCCATTCGCTTCATTCGAAGATTTTTATGAAAGAATGGTTGCCACAAAGCTAGTCAAAACAGGTCAGGTAATTCAGTTGATTAAAGCAGGTTGCTTTGATGAATTTGATGAAAACAGAGTAGATTTACTTTATACGATCGTAAGATTATGTAAATGTAATCTAATCTCAAGTCTGACTAAATCACAATTGAATCGTATGCAGGAATTACAATTTATGTATCCAGAGCTTAATCTTATTCCAGATGAAGTTTTAGATGGAATTCAAGTATACAATTTCTCACAGTATGTAAAAGAATTGAAAGTTGTAAAGAAATATATTGATCCGTCAAGAAAAATGTTGAAGTGTGGCTATCATGATGAAATCATTGAACTAGATGATAGAGCAATGCAATTTTTCATAAATCACTACACAGAAGATTCCATCTATGACGTTAAAGATGAACATTATTTGATTTACAAAAAGAAATTTAATAAAGAAACTGAAAAGAAATTAGAGCCTCTTAGAGAATATCTGGCTAATCCGAATACATTACTTAAGTATAATAAAGCTCTCGTGAAAGATGAAGCTAAGAAAGTGGTTACAGGAACCACATCTCATATGGAAATGGAATCACTGTGTGTTTATGTGCATGAACATGAATTGGCAGACCTTAACAGAGATGAATTTAATATCGTCAATTTCTTTAATCTTTCAGAAGAACCAGTAGTTGCATCTACGTATAAAAGAAAGGTTAAGAGGGTTGAGAATGGACAAGAGATTCAAGAAGTCAAAGAGTTTCCTAAGTATTTCATTAGTAAGATCTGGGGAACTGTCTTAGATAAGAATAAGGATCGACATACGGTTACATTATTGACCCCTGAGGGAGTTGTAAATGTGAAATATACTAAAGGAGCTTTCCTACATTATAACAAGAAGACCTCAATGGAAGAGTCTTGGTTCAAGAGAGGTCAAATGATAATGGTTACGGGGTATCGCAATGGCGATATGTTCAGATGCTATAACTATGGAGACACAATCTTCAAACATACTACATCATTAATTACAAACGTCGGAGAGAAAGGAGTAGAGGTAATGACAGAAAGGATGAGAGAAGCATGAGATGTATAGGAAAGGCAGTTAAAACTATACATAGAAACAATGATTCTTATTTTACAATTGCTTCCTTTGATCTTGTAAAAGAGATCGATGGTGAAGTTGAAATTCATCCAATATATAAAACATTTACAGTAGTCGGTATCATGCCATATTTAATGGAAGATGCCGACTATGAAATTTCAGCTACTGAAGTAGAAAATAAGAAATATGGAAAGCAGTATCAAGTTAATTCGATCAATTTATATTTGCCCAATGGAATTGAAAGTAAAGAAGGTCAAAAAGAATTTTTAGATATTATCTTTACAAAACTTCAGGTAAAAGAAATGTATGAGGCATTAGATGATCCATACATGACATTGAAAGATGGTGATATATCTTCATTGGTCAAAGTTAAAAATTGTGGTATGAAGACAGCAGTTGCTTGGATTGATAAGTTCAAAACATATATGCCATTGTCAAACGCAATGAAAGAGCTTAGTGAGTATGGTTTGACAGAAGCGTTATTAAAAAGAATTGTAAATCATTATAAATCATCTGATATTGCAGTTGAGATTATTCAGAATAAACCATATAAGCTTATTGAAGTCAATGGTGTTGGATGGCACAAATGTGATGAGATTGCTATGAAAGGTGGCTTAAAGCCTGATTCACCAGAAAGAATTGGTACTTACATATTATATTATCTTCAAGAGAGAGCGAATGAGGGATATTCATATATTCCTGCGGATGCTAATACAGAGATAGAGAATGGTATTGTCTCAAAAACTCAAAAGCCAATCAATTTTATTGATACAATGATAGAGTTTTTTGGAGATGATATTTCGGATGAGGCGCTAAAAGGTGGTTTAGATTATGTAAATGATCAACTATGGTTTAGTGACGATCGTAAGTTTGTAGGACTAAAAAGGATCTACGATCTAGAGATGAGCGTTGCTGAGAACCTAATTAGGATAAGAGATGGAGAAAACGATTTCAAGTATTCTAATTGGAAAGACATCATTAAGCAAAAGGAAATTGATCAAGGTTGGGAGTACAATGAACAACAGCTTGAAGGCATTAAAGCAGTCTTAGAGAATCAAGTAGTTGTTATCACAGGTAAAGCTGGTACTGGTAAATCATCAATTGTAGATGCTATGATCGCTGTTTTACAGGGGTATTCATATGCACAAACGGCCTTAAGTGGACGAGCTGCAGCAAGAATGGCTGAAATTACACATGAAGAAGGATATACAATCCACCGTTTGTTAGGATTTCCTAAAGGAGATCGTGATCACGGTGGTTTTGTTTTTCATGAAGATAATAAATTACCAAGAGATATCATCATTCTTGATGAAGTGTCAATGGTAGACGGAGAATTGTTTAACAGACTTGTAAAAGCGATTAAAACAGGATCAAAGTTAATCATGTTAGGAGACACAGGACAGCTTGAATGTATTGGTTGCATGAACATAGCGGCTGATTTAATTGCATCAAAGGAAATTGTTTCTATTGAATTAAGCCAGATCCACAGACAGGCTGCTAATTCAGGAATTATTACAGAGAGCATAAAAGCCAGAGAGGGTATTCAACTTATCGAAAAAGATTGGATTGGAACTGAGGTTAGAGGTAAACTTAATGACTTGGTTATAGATTGCTTCTCAGATAAAAGTAATACGTTTTATAAGGTAATGCAACATGCTTCATCCGAACTTGAAGATGGAACAGACATTATGGATCTTATGGTAATTGCTCCATCGTATAAAAATGAGTCAGGTGTAGACAATTTAAATGCAGCTTTACAATCACTGTACAATCCAGATAGTCCTGAAAAGAAGGAAGTGTTTGTACAAAAGAGTTCTAAAGCTTGGATACTTCGTGAGGGAGACAAGATCATTAATGTGCAGAACGATTATTATGCAAAGAATAAATTTACTGCAGGAATCTTCAATGGGAACATAGGAGTTGTTAAAAACATTGATACAGATGCTAATACAATTGCTGTTGATTTTCAGGATATTCCGGGGATCATGATTCTTCCAAAGAAAAACTGGAAAGATTTAGAACTAGGATATGCAATCACTTGTCATAAAGCACAGGGATCTCAGTGTAAGAAAGTAATTGTTGGGCTAGATTTTGGATCATTCATACAACTTTCAAGAGAATGGGTATACACAGCAATGACGAGAGCTATTGATAAATGTTATATGGTCGCACAAAACAATGCCCTTAGGTATGCAGTAAGCAAGAATAGTATTTCTGTAAAGAGAACTCATTTAGCAAAGCTGTTGGCCTATAAAGCTGCTAATAAATTTTCATTTTAGAGAGGCGATTGTATGAATATAAATATACCTGAGGATGTTCTTATGTATGACCCCTTTTGCATTGCTTTAGTATACGATGTCTCAGCAAATGAGGTACAAAAAATATTTCATAATTATGTAAAAAAATATGGGAACATGCTTTCACGTAAGGAAATATATGACCTTGTCAACTCGTATGTAAGTCTACATAAAGAAGACATGGAAAAATTAAATTTTTAAACAAATTAGGACTCGATGTGAATACATCGGGTTCTTTTTAATTTACAAAGAAAAGGAGAAGAAACATGACGACAGAAACAAAAATCACATTACTAAAAAGCAGAGTGGAACTTTTAAAGAGTAGAGGTACTCAGTGTAGTAGAATCATTGCTAAACTTCAGAGAAAAATTAGAAGTCTGGAGGGTTGTGCAAATGATTAAAATTGAACATCCAGTATTTCCAAGTCCTGAGCAGATGGATTTTATTATTGAAGGTATGCGTAATGCAAAGAACAGTTGGAAGCTAAGTGATAGTTTCAAATGTACAGACACTAATGCGTGTCAAGACTGTCCCTCAAATGGCGGAGATAGATGCAGATCTTTCGATCCTATTAGAGGAATGGTTTTAGGAGACAAAGATTTCGCTTTAATGGAAAAATTAGCCAAAGCAGGTACCGATCACAGAAAATACCTAAGAATGATGCAGGTAGGAGTAAGAATTACAGCACCCTTGTATTTTTATAAAGAACTAGATACATACAAGGTTGGTACAGTATGTAATTCATGTAGCACAATGCATAAAATCCAAGCGAAAGAATTTACATTAGATGATTTTAGTTGTGAGCATTTATATTTCAATCCAATTTTGTGTAATATCGAACATACTATTAGATTATTAAATGAATGGCGAGTTTTGTTTAACTATACAGACGAGGAACGTAAAGATTACTTTGGGCAGAATGGGCATCCAAAAGTGCTAACCAAAAAAGAATGTTGGTGGCAGATGATTCAGTTGCTTCCATCAAGTTATAATCAAACACGAAATTATACATTTACATATGAAAATTTAATCAACATGTACTTCGCAAGGAGAAATCATAAATTGGATGAGTGGAGAATCTTCTGTCAGTGGATGTTAGACAATGTGCCATATTTCAAAGAATTAGTAGATTACATAGAAAAAGGAGACAACAAAGTGAGTAAAGGAATTAAGTTTAGTTATGTGAGAAAAGACGAAAAAGTAAAATCATTAAAAGAGTTCTTCTCTGCAGAAGGATTTAAAGTACCAGATGAGGAATTAGCTGCAATGACTGTAGAACTCCCTAAGAGAGCTACAAAAGGATCTGCAGGGTATGATTGCTATAGTCCAATTGGTTTCTGTTTAGAACCTGGACAGGAAATTAAATTACCTACATTACTTAAAGCATATATGCCTCAGGATATTTTCTTAGGAGCTTATCCAAGAAGTGGATTAGGATTTAAATATTATGCAAGATTAGCTAACACAGTTGGTATCGTTGACAGCGACTATGCTGATAATGAAGGCAATGAGGGTCATATCTTTGTAAAGATCAGAAATGAAGGAGATAAGCCTATGAGCGTTAACCCGGGAGATGGTATTTGCCAGTTTATTTTCCAAAAGTATTTTACAACAGAAGACGATGAAGCTGAAGGAACTAGAGAAGGCGGTTTTGGTAGTACAGATAAATAGGAGGTATTTATTATGGCAGCAAAGAAATTAATTATTGCAGGAGTTATTTCTATTACATTGGCAAGCGCAGCATCACTATACGCTTTTGCATCTCCAAATATCAAAAAGGAGAATAAAACAGCAGCCACAACAACAGAGGCTGCCACTAAAACTACAACAGAAATAACAACTGAACAGACTAAGAAAACAGAAGTGATACATGAAACCAAAGAAGGAGATGAAGCCAAAGAAGAAGCAGAGGACTCTTCAGAAGACGTTTTACCCGATGAATCCACAGAAGGAACGGACAAAGATGAATTTGAAAATCCTGATGAATATGAAGATGATTCTTTAGAAAGATGTGATCATGACTGGGATACCAGTATTGCATACGATTCTGAAAAAGGATACATATGGGAAAAAACTTGTAAGAAGTGCCATAGTGTTGTAACTGAGCCAGCGACACAGGAAGAGTATGAGAAATATGAACCTAAATATGACGATTCTGACAGTGAATATGTTGATGACGAGTCTACAGAAGCAGTAAAAGAATCTACAGAAGAGGTATCAAATGAAGAACTTAAATAGAAATGATATCCATATAGGCTGTGCTATGGCTCTAGTTTTAGGAATCATTTGGATATTAATCTGGTTTGCAATCTATTCTATATTAGCAGCAGGAATGTTGTGGGTACTTACATTGATTGCACCAACTGTTACATTTTCAATTAAATTTGTACTTATAGTCGGAGTGTTGTTAGCAATCCTTCGATTTATTTTGTAAGAAAGAAGTGATCAAGTGCTCAAGATTAAAAAGGCACATAAAGACAAAGATGAATGGATTTTATACAATCCAGACAACTTTGCATTACATACACATTGTAGGAGTTTCAGGGTCGCTTTGAGCATTAAAAAGAATGTAGAGAAGAAGCGATTACCAAGAAGCAGGAATTTAAGGACATTAGAGAGTCACAGGAGAGTAACAGGTAATCGCAAATACATTCGTCAATTGGACACATTGATAGAAGAAGTTAAAAGTGAGAAAGGAGAGAAATCTTGAAAAGTATTTTTATAGGAATTAACATTGTTGCAATTCTGATCTGGGTTGTACTTATTGGATCAGGAGCTTATTTAATGTACAAAGGTAAAAAAATAGAAGACAAAGAAAAACGAGAAAAAGGTCGTGAAATTCTTATGACCGGATGTTTCTTTTGGATTGTTTATTACTCAATTTCAATCGCTGTTAGATTATTAGGAGGACTTTAATGAATAAAGGGACAATTACAACATTTTGTATTATTGTATGGGCTTGTACTTTTATCCCAGGCTGGTTTATTCAGCATCAAGGAGATACAAGCAATGATGTAGATTTATCAATAATAGGCGCAGCTCTCAGGCTGGTTGGTTCTATTACACTACTTATTGGGGTAATAATGAATTGGTAAAAGGAGAATCAAATGAGTAAAGTATTATTAGTTTTACTTGGAGAAAGTGGAACAGGTAAAACAACAATTGCAAATGAATTAAGAAATAAGTATAACATGAAAGTTCTTCAGAGCTATACGACTCGACCTAAAAGAGATGAAAATGAAGATGGTCATACATTCGTTTCTTTAGGAGAATATTTATTGCTAAAAGACAAAGTCGCTGAAAATAAATACAGCGGCTATTTTTATTGTGCAACTGAAGAGCAGGTTAATGAGAATGACATCTATGTATGTGACTGCGAAGGTATTAAGATGCTTCGAGAAACATATAAGGGAGACAAAAAGATTATTGTTGTTAGACTAACATGTCCAAGAGATGAACGTATTAAGAGAATGGAGAAAGATAGAAGAACATCTCAGACCATTCTTTTAAGAGATCTTTATGATGAGAAGGCTTTTCAGTATGCAGATATGTTAGCAGATTACATGTTAGACAATGATAATCTTGAAGAAACTGTTGATGCTGTTCGTTATATTTACGAGAAAGAGTGTGAGGAAGGCTAATGGAATACATAGTAGAATATCGTGCTGTTCTTAAAGAAAATAAGAGTGGGAATATTTTAGTAGAAATTCCAGATTTGCATATGTTTTGTTATGGATCATCTATGACAGAGGCCATGGACGAAACAGAGAGATGTATTACAGAAGAGTGTATTGAGAGGCTGAGTACTAATCAGCCTCTTCCAATGGTTACAGCAAAAAAAGAAGATCTGGATTCTTACATATTGAAGAATTTTGAACAGACAATGGTGATTCCAATGTTTGTGAAATTTGATTATACAAGACCTACTGAGATTGCAGATGTTAAAGAAAAGGCTGCTTCTTTAGGGGAGAGTGTTAAAAGATTAGGTTCTAAACTGAAAAGTTATATGAGATTAAAAGAGATACTCGGAAGTTGAAGAAAAAATTACATAAAGAATCTGAACAAAATCTTAAAGAAATGAAACAGATCTTTGATGAATGGCATGGAATTATTGACAAGGATATTAAAGGATCTAAAAGGAGAGTAGATGAAATTTTAGAAGAACTTAAAAACGTAGAAGATTTTGATAAGGAGGAATAAACAGTGCAGGTAGTTAAGAGAGATGGAAGATTAGTATCCTTTAGAGAAGAAAAAATTGTACAGGCTATTCTTAAAGCTTTTATGGATGTAGATAAACAGATTACAGTTGATACTAAGAAAATCGCAGAGGGTATTGCAGCATTTGTAATGACACAGGGTGAGATTTTATCAGTTGAAACCATTCAGGATCTTGTTGAAGAAAAACTTATGGAAAGCGACAGAAAGGATGTTGCTAAGGCCTATATTATTTATCGCAACGATAGAAGTAGAATTAGAAACAAGAAGAGTAAGATTATTAAAAATTATCTGAGTAGAGTTGAAGCTGATAATGTACAAAACGCAAATGCAAATGTAGATGAGCATAGTTTTTCAGGTAGAGAAAAAGAAGCATCTGCAGACATTGGTAAAATTATCGCTCTTGACTTTGGAGGCTTGAGCGAAGAAGTGGCCAATGCTCACAAAGAAATGTTGGTGTATCAACACGACTTGGAAAAAACAATTTATGGACAACATAACTGTCTAAATCTTAATTTTAATGAAATCTTTAAAAATGGGTTCAAAACGAGAAATGGTGATGTAAGACCCCCAGCTTCTTTTAGTAGCGGTTGTCAACTTATTGCTGTTGCGTTCCAATGCCAATCGCAGATACAGTACGGAGGAGTAGGGACTATTCATTTAGATTATGATTTAGCTCCTTTAGTAAGAATGAGTTTCGCAAAGCATTATAAAGATGGTCTCAAATGGATTGTACATGCAGATGAAAAATATATCAACAGTGTTCCAAAAGAGCTATCTATTGAGGATGAAGAAGCAAAAAGTCATAAAGAAGTATACGAATATGCACTTGCAATGTTGGAAAAAGAAGGGGCTCAAGCAGCCCAGGCTCTTTACCATAATTTAAATACGCTCGAATCAAGACAGGGCTCTCAAGTTCCTTTTACATCTATCAATCTTGGAAGAGATACTTCAGCTGAAGGAAGACTTGTTACTAAATGGATGATGGAAGCAAGTATTGAGGGAATTGGAAAATTCCATTTAACAAGTATTTTTCCTATTAGTATTTTCCAATATAAATCTGGAACAAATGCAAATCCAGAAGATCCTAATTATGATTTAAAACAGTTAGCATTAAAATCTATGTCTAAAAGAATTTATCCAAACTGGTGTAATGGAGATTGGAGTCAAGCTCATGAAGATCCAGACAATCCAGATACGTATTTTAGCACGATGGGTTGTCGCACGCTAGTTGGGTATGATCGACATGGATTAGGCTACATCAGACAAGGAAGAGGGAACAATGTTCCTAATACGATTATTCTTCCAAAGCTAGGAATTGAATATGGTATCTGTCTTGGTAAAAGAACAGAACCTGATTTAGATGGTTTTTGGAGTGGATTAGAAGAAGCTTTGAATTTATGTGAAAAAGGATTGCTTGAAAGATACGACATTATTAAAAGGCAGTCTCCTAACGCAGCTCCATTCATGTATCAGAATAATACAATGCAAGGAGCAAAAGATTGTAAAGATACTGTGGAAGAATCAGTTAAACACAATTCTTTAGCTGTTGGGTTAATTGGAATGGCAGAAATGTGTCAGGCACTTTTTGGAAAAGATCATTCAGAGGATGAAAAAGTTCATGAATTTGCTTTAAGTGTAATTAAAAGGATGTATGAGTTTACACAAGAAGCAAGTGAACGAAATGACTTAAATTTTGGACTGTATTTTACTCCAGCTGAGGGCCTTTGTCGTACAGCATTAAAAGCTTTAAGAGATCAGTATGGGGTTATCGAAAATGTAACAAGTCATGAATATCTTACAAACAGCTGTCATGTACCAGTATGGCAAAAAGTATCAATCTATGACAAGTTAAGGATTGAGGCACCATTTACAAAATATGCTACAGCAGGATGCATTACATATGTAGAACTTGAATCTACTTTTGTACACAATACAAAAGCAATTGAGGATATTATTGATTATGCATTTAAAGAATTAGATATTCCGTACTTAGCATTCAATTTCCCAATTGACAGTTGTTTGGATTGCGGCTATCAAGGAGAATTTAATAATGAGTGTCCTGAATGTGGTAGTCAAAATATTCAGCAACTTAGACGTGTAACTGGATATCTTACAACAGACTATCGTAATTTTAATGACGGAAAACAAGCTGAAGTTGAAGAAAGAGTGAAACATTCAGCTTATACAGATTTTGGAGATAAATAATGTTATACATATCTGGTATCAATTATGAATCAATAGCAGATGCTGAAGGTGTTGTTTGTACTATATTTATCAGTGGTTGCAAACATCATTGTAAGGGGTGTCACTCAAAAGATACATGGGATTTTAAGAATGGAAAGCCTCTTGATGATGACCTAATTAAACAAATTAATACAGAAATTGATAAAAGATCATTTCTTTCAGGACTGGTTTTATCTGGTGGAGATCCTATGTACTCTGCCAGAGAAGTCCATGAAATGATTCAAAAGATTCATATCCCGAATAACAATATCTGGTGTTATTCGGGATTTTTATTTGAAGAAATTCAACAGGATGAAGATAAGAAACTATTATTAAGCGATTGTAATGTTCTAATAGACGGACAATTCGAGTTAGATAAAAGAGATGTCAGTTTAAATTTTAGAGGCAGCCGCAATCAGAGAATTTGGAGAAAAGGAATAAAAGGAGAGTGGAACTATGATTGAGTTAAGAAAGGATCGGTATTTATGTCAGCAAAACCAATTACAAAAGAACAGACAGAAAAGGTTAAAAACTTAAGAGGGAAAATGACAGCCCAACAAGTTGCTGATTTTTCTAAGATGTATGCATAAAATTTACATATCGATAGAAAAGAGGTGATTCTATTATAGATATAAATTTTGTTCATCGCCAAACAGACGAGCTCTTGTGGAAAGAAGCAATGGCAAAGCTTCATAAAATATCAACAGAAGAAGCAGATTCATACGTAGATCAGTGCCATAAAAAATATGGAAACCTACTTACTTTAGACCAACAAAGAAATTATATAAGAGCAGTCATTGAGGCTGATCATCCCTTCCAGTATTTCCAATTTACTGGAAGGGTTTTTCGTTTTAGAAGAAGTAATTTATTCTGGCTACCCGATGTTCCTAAATGGTTTCGTAAATTTTATAACGAAGATGGGTGTAAAATTCATGAGTATATTCACAATCAAAAAAGAACTCAGATGGGCTATATTAGTTTCTCCTATTCTGTAAAGAAGGGTTGTGACAAGGATGATTATATAGTTAATATTGATCCTTGTGGGATAATGGCAATTCCTAGAGAGTTGTTTGAAAAATGTTATAACAAAAATGAAATAGCTTTATATGAATATTGCATAATACAATGCTATCTATGATGCTTAAAAAATAAATGGAAATGGTAGAAAAGGAAGGTGACCAAATGGAGTCAAAAACATCTAAAGAAAGATGGATTTATACAATCGCAGAGCTTTACGGAGTTTCAGTAGGAGATATTCAATTTATGTTAAACAAATGTAAAGCAACTTATGGGAATAGACTTGATTTTGAGCAGTTGAAAAAATATGTGAGAGCCGTTTTAGATGAGATTTCTCCTATAAGGTATTTTCAGTTTACTGGACATGCAGGAGAAGCAGGCTTCATAAAAAATGCAAACGGTGGTTATAAATACGACTATGAATGGGATGAATATATTCCACAATGGTTTAGAGACTATTGCTATACTTCTAATGAAGATAGGAGAAGATCTTGTTACATAATGACATCTTTATCTAATGAAGAAGATGGAACAATTGTATTTGCAGATCCAGAGAAAGGAGCTGCAGACAAAGGCGATTACATTATAAAAACATATGGCGTTGGAATTGTAGCTGTTCCTAAGGCAATTTTTGAATCGACATATCAAAAAGACGAAGATCGCTTATATCAATATTTAAATAGTAGCCGTATTCTGCATTTTGATGAGGAGGAGTGAACAGGATGAATTCGAATCATTCAATTAGAAATATTTTTAAAAAGTTGGTTCAGATTGAGTATGCTGTTACAAATGAGAAAATGGAATCTTTACTTGAAGGTTTAGATAATCAATATGGTAATTCTCTTAGTGAAAAAGAAAAGCAAAGTTATGTACTTAACTACTGTAAAAACAATTGTAATTATAAGCATAAATATAGAGGGAGTTACATCGGTACTAGAGGCTTTATTGATGACAACGAATTACTACATCAATTTAATCAGGAGTTTACGATATCTTATCCTAGAAATGGAATTACTCTCATGTAGAAAGGAGTGAACAGAATGACAACAACAAGAACAATAGTAGATGCCACAGGCACCAAAATAAACCTAAGCTGGAAAGCATTACAAAGACAATTTTTTATTGCTTCATTGACAACAAAATATAATGTCACAGTAAGAGGGCTTCAAGCTCTATACAAACGATTAGATAAGCAATATGGGAATACTCTTACAGAAGAAGAAAAAGAATGCTATATCACTATATTCTGTGAAAGAATATATGAGGTCAACTATTTATTTTCACATTATCGTTCTTTAAACTTCGATGGCACTCGAAGCGCCAATTTAATAATAACAGCAGATCAATTAATGAATGATCAGTTTCGATGGGGCCATAGAACTAATTCTACACATATTTAAAAGGAGTGATTGGATGAATGAAGAATGGGTAAACAAAAATATGAGCATTCGAGAAGCTAGAATTTGGTTAATGTTTTTGGAATACGAATGTCCTAAAGATAAAATTGAAGAACTATACGACCAAGTGGACAAGAGATATGGGAATAATTTAACAGAGAAACAAAAATTTGAATATGTGTCTCATATTTTGCAGAAAACAAAAGCTAAGCAATCAATTCGTGATGATTTAGCTACTGTTTATTACGCAGGGGATGGGTCAGCAATAGCAGTGATAGGGAGACCCCTTGAAAGCTTTTCTGATGCAACCCTTAAAGTTTTTAGTCCAATTATGGGAGAGGTGATTAAATGACTAACAGGGAATTTGGAATACATTTGTTAGCTATCGAAAATAGAGAACCTGTATTTAGAATTAGAGATATGTTTAACCAAGTAGATTTGAAGTACGGCAATGTAATATCTGAGAATCAGAAGTTTAAATATGTAGCACGAACACTGGAGAGGAAAAGATTTAAACAGTTGGCTTACGATGACTTAAATCCCATTTTCTTTGAAACTGCCAAATCGAGAGGTGTTGCACTAGCTCATACAGATAGCTTAGACGAAGAAACAATTAAAAATTTAGGATCTTTTTTAACTGATGCAATGAAGAATGGAGAACTATTTCAGATTATGAGCGAGGTGATCAAATGATTAAGATCCTTAAGCAAGGAAACATAGGGCAAGTTGAATGTGGTAACTGCAAAGCTTTGCTCCAATACCAAGACACAGATGTTCGCCATATGGGTTTTACAATACAAGGAGAAGATTTTTGTAACAAATATGTTGTTCGCAACTTTATTATTTGCCCTCAATGCCAGAAAAGAATTGATTTAGGTACAACAGAATAGATTTAAGGAGAGAGAAAAGGATGCTACAAACACAAAATAATTGCCACATTAACACAACAACAAGAACAATCTTTTTAGGAGATGATATAGATGAGAAGTCCATGAGTTATATTCAATTTTATCTATTAGAATTAATTCATGCAGATGATGCAAAAGACTCTAAGGAAAAAGATTTTAAAAGAGAGCCAATCAAAATGTATATAAATTCTCATGGTGGCAGTGTAGATAATATGTGGGGGCTTATTGATATTATGCTACATAGTAAGACACCAATTCATACATACTGTACAGGATATGCTTATAGTGCAGGTTTTAAAATCTTTTTGGCAGGCTCTAAAAGATATTGTTACAAACATTCAATGTTCTGTTACCATCAGCTGTCCAG